AACCTCAAAAAAAGAATGAAGAAAGAATTACTCTAGCATTCAACATTATTACAAATGATGCCTTTTGATACATATAAGACCTATTTGGCACTTAAAAATCATTTTACCAAACCAGAATATGATTATCGAAAATACTGTGGAAAAGTAAGAGCAAATCTACAGTCATTTTATAAGCGTAGAGATCGTTTTTGGTTTGAGAAGATTTCAAGAAACAAAGATGATAAAGAAGTTATTGAGTTCTTTGTCTCAAATTTTGTATCTGTAGATGATCCATCGACTCTGTGGATTGGTAGTATTATCAGAGAGGGTGAAAAGAATTATACAGATTGGAAAAAAAGAACTCAATCACTGACTTACATTTTTAAAGAAGAATCGGAAAACTTCTTCAAAAATCATAAATTTGAAGAAGTTTTTGATTGTTCTAAGTCACATCCACCAGTGTTAAAAAGTTTCCTGAGCGGGAACATTAGCCTTGAAACACTGGTCATCTATGATAAAATATTTCTGTTCGGGAAGACCTTTGATAAAAAACTCAAAGACCCTGTGTGGGAAACCGTCAGTTTAAAACTGAAGAAATATAATCCATTTCTAAATATTGATGTATTCCGATATCGCAAGATTTTAAAGGAAATTATTTTAGGAGAACCATGAGTTTTTTTGAATCTGAAGTTGTTCGCGCAGAAATGGCAGAAATTTCTGAATTACAAGAACAAATTTACCAAAGTGTATTTAAGTTCTCTATAATGTCAAAAGAACAGCGAATTGAGCATGTCGATTTGCTTCAAAAGTTATTAGATAAGCAAAAAATTCTTTATACCCGTTTGAGTTTATCTGATGATCTCGAAGCAAAAAAAATGAAAGAAAAAATTTCCGAATCTGCTGCAATGATGGGTCTTTCTCCCAATATTGATATGTCAATTATTTTTAACAACATGAGTCGATTGATTGAATCGATGCGTGAGAGAATTGACAAAGCAGACTGAATCCTATAGAATAACGGAGTACTCACAGGCCAAATCTAACTAATACGAGGTACAAATGTCTAATTTTGCTGCTCTGAAAAAGCAATCTGGCTCACTCACTGCCAAACTTGTGAAAGAAGTTGAAAAAATGAGTTCTGCATCAGGCAATGCTGATGAACGTTTCTGGAAACCAGAGATGGATAAGACTGGCGTAGGTTCTGCAATTATCCGTTTTCTTCCAGCACCTGAAGGAGAAGATCTTCCTTGGGTGAAACTGTATAGTCATGCATTCCAAGGCTCTGGTGGTTGGTACATTGAAAACTCTCTGACGACTCTGGGTCAGAAAGATCCTGTTTCGGAATATAACCGCGAACTGTGGAACAGCGGTAGTGAAAAGGATAAAGAAACTGTTCGTAAGCAAAAGCGCAAACTGAACTACTACAGCAACATCTATGTTATAAAGGATCCTGCAAATCCTGCTAATGAAGGTAAGGTATTCCTGTTCAAGTTTGGTAAGAAGATCTTTGATAAGATTCTGGCTGCGATGCAACCTGAATTCGAAGACGAAGAACCAATCAATCCCTTTGATTTCTGGCAAGGTGCAAATTTTCGCCTGAAGATTCGTAAGGTTGATGGATATTGGAACTATGATAAGTCGGAGTTTGATTCTTCTGCTGCTCTTCTGGATGATGACGATGCACTGGAAGCAATTTGGAAGAAAGAGAATTCTCTTTCTGCTCTGGTCGCTTCTGATCAATTCAAGTCCTATGATGATCTTGATAAGCGTCTGAAGATGGTTCTTGGTCAGAAGAGTGCTGCTCGTGCTGTTGCTGAACAAGAAGAAGAGTATGAGTCCTATACTCAACCAGTTTCCAAAGAGGAAGGCGTAATGGAAGAACTTGAGGAATCTTATCGCAAGGCAAAATCACCTTCTCTTCCGAATCTTTCTTCAGATGATGAAGACGAAGATGATGCTCTGAAGTATTTTCAAAAACTTGTTGATGACTGATTATTCGTAGATCTTAATATTATCACCCCTCTTCAAGGTGGAGCTCACATATTGATCTCCACCTTTTTTGTATGGCATAATAGAATCTAAATCATTAAACAGAATATTCAGATAAATTGGTTTCAGTAAAAAGATATTTCTCTTACCATCCTCTATTTTTACTTCATAATCATAGTTTGTCACTTGAGTCGTAATATTTGTTCTTGTGATTTGTTGTTGTAAATTAGTATCATAATAAGACACTGAGTAATTAGAAGGAACTTGCAGGCCTGCAGGAACAATTACAATATCATTTTCATTCTTAACTTCGATGGTTTCATAATGATGAACTTCACTGTATAATAGGTTGTAAGATCCATATTTTGCCAACATGACCTTATCAAATGCCACTTGTGGTAAAGGCCATTCACTTTGAATATTGAGGATATTATTTGAAAGAAGGACTATCCAATCAAGTGTCGAATCATCATAAGTTTTGAATGCAACTTGGTCTGGTCTTTCGTCACCAATGATCTGATACTTTGTGAAAAATGTCAGATTTCCAAAGATGTCATCACGAATCTTTCCACGCTTGAATAAGTTTTTGACTTCAACATAATCAGAAATATTCTGTTCGTCAGCATTTCTACTGACATATTCTAAGTTTGGAACGAGTCTGAAATATGGTCTTGCCATCTTAGTAACCTATTGGATGTGGTTTCTTCGGATCATAATCATCTGAAGTGATTGGGACGATTTCTTGGAATTGCATTGAAATATTGTATGAAACCATTGTGGCCTCATCATCATCAAAAGTCATATAAGAACCAAGAGGTGTATAATCTACATTAAATACTTGTAGAGCACATGCTTTAATTTGTCCAATTGAATCATGAGGAACGCCTGCGCCCGATAATGAATGTTGGTATTGTATATTAAACACATAAGGTGATTTTAAAAATACCTGACTGGTTGCTCTAACTGCCATATATTTTTTAAAATATTTTATAATTTGCTTTACTCTGTCTGCTTCTTTTTTAGATCTTGGAGATAATTTGAATTGAAATTGAAAAGGTCTTAAAGTTGGGCCTTTAAAAAGTAATTCTAAATTTGGATTGAGAACACTTCCAGTCACTCTTGAAAGAAGACCTTGAACACCAACTGCTTGTTCTGCAAGTGCTAATTGTCCAGCACCAACAAGGCCTCCAATCGCATAGTCTCCTTTGTATAATGCTTTGTATAATGCTTCTATCTCATTATTTATTCCTGTAGCACCTTTCTGCATAAAATTTAATGACGCATTCGCTAGATATCTTTGTATCGAATTTAATTCAGCACCTCCCCATTCAACAGCATTTGTATCAGAAATTCCGGATTGAATTGGTAAATACACTGCCTCTGCTACCTCTGTAGATGGCAGAGGATTTTTTATTTGTAATGCTGCGGTTCCTTTTTTAATATTTGTTATGTCAGTCTTTTTTAATTCAGCAGCTGCAAACCTTATCCGATCTTGCTTTTCATCCATATCAAATGGATAACTTAAAATACCAGAATTGATAGGTTTTTCAACCTCAACCGTAGCTAATACTGGATCTGAAGGTGGTTCTGGTTGAGTTGCTACTGCCATTACAGGTTTTTTAATTATTTAGTTACATATTTAGCAAAATTTAATGTCCTCAAATAGTCAATTTCATCCTTATTAATGACATATAATCTTCCAATAATTTCTTCCCAAGTATAATTTCTCGATTGTCCCCAATGAAAATTAATACCTTTGAATCCCCATCGTTCGATTGCAGTTACAGCAACTAATGGATGTTCATCATATGTAATGTCATTTGTTTTTGGAAAATAAACAAAGGTATAGTAACCACCGACATCGGGAACCAATTCGGTTTTAGTAAAGACTTCCATAATATTCATCATAATATCATCAGGAGTTTTTGCATCCCTAAGTTTTTGTTTTAGTTGGGAAAGTCTATTAGACATTACTTGATTCCTAATTCGTCTTCTGTAATGATTTTGAATTCAAGCATATGATCTTTACAAAACTCATTCGCAGCCTTCCACTTTGCTTGGTTGGTTGCATAAGTATAAACTTCATTGATATAAGATTTGGTTGTTCTTGATCTTGATTTTGGCGGAACCGTTTGTTTCTTTGGTTTGATTTCGATGATATACTTTTTAATTCTACCGTCACTTTCTTTGACTTTAATGATGAAGTCTGGGAAATAAGTTCTCACTTTTTTCTTTACGGGATCATAATATTTGATACGTATTTCTTCAGAACCCCAAGCAATAATACTTTCATTCATGTCACACCATCTGCAGAATTTTCTTTCCCAACTACTTCTACAAATAATATTGTTTGAATCGCCTTGATACTTTTGTGGATAGGAAGGAATGTATCGACTCTTTATACTTTCTGCCATTATATCGACTACATAATATATCAGTAAAATTATTTATAGATGGCTGCGCCAATACCCCTTTCAACGTCTTTAAGTAAAGTCAAGTCGGCGTTGTTGAGGCCTGCCCTAACTTCAAATTATCAGTGTTGGTTTGATCCCCCTCTAGATATAGTGAATTATATTACTACTAAAAAAGATCTTCCTTACACAATTGATACTCAAGAGCAATTAAGTCTTTCTTGTTCCGAAGCATCTCTTCCCGGTTCATCATTGATGACGAATGAAATCAATGATGATTATACTGGTGTGACTGAACGATTAGCATACCGCAGACAATATGATGACCGCGCAGAATTCACGTTTTATGTAGATCATGCTGATAAAAATGGTTATAAAGTAATTTGGTTTTTTGAACAATGGATGCAGTACATTATGAATGAACAAGATGCAACTGGGGTAAATAAACCAAATTTTAATTATAGAGTTAGATTTCCAGATTCAAATGAAAAAGGCAAAGGAACTGGATATCGCTCACCAGGTATCTACATTAACAAATTTGAAAGAGACTTTAAAGGATATTACTTAAGTTACAAACTTTTGAAAGCATATCCAGTTACCATAAATTCAATGCCAGTGTCTTATGAGTCTTCTGATTTATTGAGATGTACGGTTTCTTTTACTTATACTCGATACACCGTAGAAAGAAAAATAATTACTGCTCCAGTCGTTTTTACTGACGGAGCAGGTAATCCATCAGCACCTGGTAATGAAATTTTTGGATTCCAAGGACCACCACCACCAGGAACTACGACTGCTCAACAACCACAATAAATAATCACAACTGAAGTTCTATAGGTCATTATGCCTTTACCAAAAATTAGCACTCCAACTTATGAGTTGGATTTGCCATCTACAGGACAAACAATCAAATATCGTCCATTTCTTGTAAGAGAAGAAAAACTACTTGTTCTTGCATTAGAATCTGAGGATTCGAAGCAGATTACAAATGCAATCAAGACAGTTATCAAAAACTGTATCGAGACAAAGAATATCAAGGTTGAATCTCTTCCAACATTTGATATTGAATATCTTTTCCTCAATATTCGCGGTAAGTCTGTTGGAGAAGAGATTGAAGTCAATATTATTTGTCCAGACGATGGGGAAACATCGGTTCCCGTAAAAATCAATATTGATGAAATTCAAGTTGAAAAGAATCCAGACCATAAGAAGCAAATTAAAGTTGATGCTTCTATCATGATGGAGATGAAATATCCATCACTGGATCAATTTATCAAAAACAACTTTGATTTATCTGGTAACAACGCAGTTGATCAATCGTTTGATTTAATTGCATCTTGCGTTGATAAGATCTACACTGAGGATGAGGTATGGACTGCTGCTGATGTAACGAAGAAAGAGATTGCAGAATTCTTAGATCAAATGAACTCTGCACAGTTCAAAGAAATTGAAGCATTCTTTGAAACAATGCCCAAACTCAGTCATAAGATTCAAGTTACAAATCCAAAAACTGAAGTTGAAAGTGAAGTTGTTCTGGAAGGGCTATCATCTTTTTTCGCGTAGGAATGGTCCATATGGACCTGGAGAGTTACTATCAACTCAACTTTTCGTTAATGCAGTATCATAAATATTCATTAACAGAGATTGAAAATATGATTCCTTGGGAAAGAGACATTTATGTTGCTCTTCTTAAGAATCACATAGAGGAAGAGGAACTCAAACAACGACAAACTAATGGCCGATAATCTAAACAACAAAAGAATATCAGCCCTTAGTTTAGTTGGTAAGGATAGGTATGACCAATATGTTCAAGAATTATCAGCACAGGGAACAATTGCAGGAAATCAATTAAGTCCTTCAGAAAGAAAAGAAGCATTCAAAAAAAGAAATAATAAAGTTGCATTTAAGACTTTTGTAGAGAAAGTATTACAAAAGAAAGCAGTAGCAACAGCAAGAATTAAACCAATTGGAATTAAAGCACTTCCTGCAGCAGGTGGCGCACTTGTCAAATATACGCCGCAAGCAGAAACACAAAAATCATCATTTGGTGTCTTAAAGATTTTAAAATCAATTCTTGATACTCTAAAGAATCAGTTTAAGTTTGATAAGAAAAAAGATGCTGATGATAAGAAAGAAGAAGAAAACGAGAGAAGAAGTAAAAGAGAAAGTGCTCTTGAAGGTGTAAAGAAAATTGGTGGTAAGATTGTTGATAAAGTAATTGCACCATTCAAAAGTATTTTTGATCGTATTTGGAACTTTATATTCTTTACATTACTTGGTAGAGCATTCACTCAACTGATGAATTGGTTGGGGGATCCAAAAAATTCTGAGAAAGTTGCAGTTCTTGGTAGATTTTTAAAAGATTGGTGGCCTGCACTTCTTGGATTATACTTCATGCCTTTCAAAGGTTTTATGTTAAAAACCCTTGGAAGTATTGCTGGATTTGCTGCAAAATTTGCATTAGTAAATCCTCTTGGTTTATCTGCTTCAGTTGCGCTTGGTGGTGAGTATCTTAGAAGAAAAGCGGATCCAATCAAACAGAAGATAACTAAAGAATATGCAGAAAAGGAAGCAAAAAGAACTGGAAAAACTCCTGAGCAAATAAAAGAAGAATTAAAAAAGATAGATGAAAGAAGTCAATTTTTAAGAAGTCTTGGTAATGTTAATGTCAATCCATACGAATATGCATCTGGTGGATTCATTAGTTCAAAAACTGGAATTAGAATTAGTGGAGCTGGTGCGGATACTCAACTGACAGCGTTACAACCTGGTGAAGTTGTAATGAATGTTCCAACAGTGAAAGCAGTTGGCGCAAATAATCTTCTTGCATTAAATTCAAAATATGGTGGCCCAAATGCAAACAAACCAAAATTTGCAAATAATATTCAGTTTGCAGATCTTGGTGGAATGGTTGGTCTAACTTGGAGACCGGGCACATCTCTTGAATTTAAGGCAAGTGGCCAAGCGGGAGATAATTTAAATCAATATAAGGCTGATCTTATCCTTGGACATGGAACTATTGGAGGAGGATATAATCCATTATTATTAAATCGGGGACTTGATGCATTAGAAGGCGCAAATTTGCCTCTGACTAAAGAAACGACTATTAACACATCAAACCCAACAAGAAAAGGTTTTTTTGGAAGTGGTTCCTTCAATATGTCCAGTTTTCAAAACTTTCTTCCAACTATAAATCAAAATACTCCAAGAAAAAAACCACCCCCAACAGAGGAAACAGGTCCTAGAAATGGAGATACTTCTGTACCACCAGTGACACCGACAGATGGTCGAAGGGATGGTATAATTCCAGTGACACCGACAGATGGTCGAAGGGATGGTACAATTCCAGTGATGCCGATGATGCCGAATGGTACAAGAAGTGAAAGATTTCAGGGTGGAGGAATGGTTAAAGGTACTACAGGAATTAAAATTTCTGGAGCAACGGCTGATAGAAGACTTACTGCAGTGCAACCCGGTGAATATATTTTGCCCACAGACACTGTATCAAAACTTGGATCATCTTTAATTGATAAACTTGTTGCCACGACTGATAGTAATTCAAATCCAACTAAATTTGGAAAAAGAAATCTAAGATATATGCCAACTCCACTTTCAAGAGGTGGTAAAGGTGGTGTTATGACTCTTCCTCCAATTACTCAATCAACATCAAATAATGTACCTATGGCTACAGCAGGAACGCCAGTTTCACCCTTCTCTGCAACTTCTTCCATGAGTGATAGAGGAACTATTGCGGATATTTACGGGATAGTATAAAATGGCAGTCAATACCCAAAAACTTTTACCTCCATCAAAACTGACAACAGCAGAAAGAATGTCTGCTTCTTATGACAAGAGAATTGATGATATTCTTAATTTTGAAATAAAAGAAAAACTTATAGATGTTGATAAGTTTTTTAAAAAAAATATTAAAGATAAGAAAAAAAAGGAAAAAGAAAAGAAAAAAGGAAAGCAGAGAAAAAAGAGAGCAGAAAAAGAAAGGAATTTGGAAACACCTAAAGGTATCAAAGGAGTAGAAAAAACAAAATCTTTAATTCCAAAGACTGGAATTTTGGATGCGGTTCAACGATTTGCTACCTTTACATTCTTAGGTTATTTGTTAGGTAAGTTTGGAGGAGAAACTCCGAAACTTTTAGGAATTCTTAAAAACGTAGGTCCGGTAATTAATACTACAGAAAAAATTATTGGTGGAATTTTTGAAGGTATTGTTGGATTTATTGATGCTGGATATAAGGCCCACGATCAAATGCGAGCACTCTCCAAAGATATTGGAGGAGAGAAAGCACAAAAAGTTTATGATGACTTTAGTTCTAATTTCAATAGATTCTTAAATGCCGTATTAACTTTTGGGTTATCAGAACTCGGTAGAGAAAGTGAAATTCCGCCAGAGAAAAAATCTGGTGGAGGAATGGTTCGTGGGTATGCAAGAGGGGGTCAATCAACAAGAGGTGGCAGAGTAGTAGGTGGCGCTATTGGAAGAACATTCAAAATACAGAGAGGAGTTCAAAGGCCACAAAGAGTTCAACCAGAAAAAGTGAGTCCCGGTAAAGATGTTGGTGGCAAATTAAAGATCGAAAAGTTATATCCAAATCCAAAACCAACTTCTGGAAAACGAACACCAAATCCATACAAAGCACTGACTGGTGTTTCTGAGAGTTTAGATAAAGGTGGGTGGATCGGTGCTTTAATGAGTGCTGGTGTTAAAGTTGCATTGGGTCAAAAAGTCAATGTAAGAAGAATTGCATCCACAGTTTCGAGTGGCGTTGAATCTTTATCACAGGCACAAGGCAGTAGTTTAGATACAGTAAGTCGTTCAATTCTGGGAATGGCTGATGGTGGTCGTGTACCTTTAGAAAAAAATGATCGAATGATGAGTGGTTTGCTTGCAACTTTGATCCAAACCAGAGTCAACGAAGCACTTAAAAATGTTACTGATGAATTACTTAAAGTTCCTGAAGCAACATCACCAGGAAGGCCTGGTGGAGGCGGAGATCCTGGCGGCGGTGGTGGTGGAACAAATATTGAGAAGATTAAAATGGGCGATTTTAGTGACGAAGATATTGATGTTCTTGGTAGAATGATTGCAGCAGAGGCAGGTAATCAACCTAAACTTGGAAAGGCAGGCGTTCTATCTGTGATTTTAAATCGTTATCGTCTTGCTAAATCTGGTGATCGTGGGTATATGCCACCTGGAAAAAATAAAGATAATGTAACTTTAAAGGATATCATATATGCTGAAGGTCAGTTTACTCCAATAACAGATGGTAGATTTGATAGAACTTCATCTGCTGCTGGAAAGAACGCTCTAGATGATGCAATTTCTGCATCTGGAAATGATCCTCAAAAGTTTAAACAAAAACTAATGAAAGATTTAAAGTTGAGTGAAGCTGATGCCGAACTTGTTGTAAGAGCGACGGCATTCTCTAATCCAAAAATCAGATCAGTAAGACCATTTAATACTCCAGAAGTTGAAGTGGGAGATCATGCATTCCAAGCATCTCCATATTCAAGAATAGGATCTTTTCCTGGGGCAATTTCTGCTAACGTTACTAAACTTGAAGGTGAAAGTAAAGTATCAGCAGATATCAAAGATTTTAGAAAATTTAGAGCAGCACAATTTGGTGCAAGTGCCGAAAGAAATCCAACAGCAGGAGGTGAATATTATCAAATAAGAGAATTGGGAGTTTATGGTAGAAAAGATTATAAAATAAGTCCTCTTGCTGATGACTTGTCATATGAAATTGAAGAGCATTCGGGCGCTGGTCATTATGAAAACCGTGCCTTTGATATTCCAGTTCCAAATAGTTCTGCGGAAGGCGATGCAGTTGCTCAATATTGGAGAAGTAAAGGTTATACTGTTATCTGGAAATCTGAGGGACACTACGACCATGTGCATGTGGAAGTTCCTGCGGATAAAGCAGATCAATTTTTTAAGATAGTTAAAACAGAAAAAACGAAATTAAAAATCAAGAAGAAAAAAGAAGAAAAGACAATAAAATCAAATCTTGAGAAGATAGTAAATAGAGTTAAGAAGGAAAAAAAACTTATAGATAAAAGACCTTGGTATGACAAGTTAGGATTGTTTGGTGGTGCAGCTGGAGCAGCATCCAGAGCATCTATGAGAGCATCAAAAAAACAAGGTGGTGGTTTCGTGGGACCACAAAACAAAAGAAATTATTCCTCACTTTCCATGTATCCATCTTACGACGATGGAGGCGGCATGATGGTTGCAATTCAACCAATAATTATTGAAAAACCAGTCGCAACGCCTACAGGAGGAAGTCAAATGATTGCATTCCCAATTCCTGTTGGTGTAAATAATAACATGGCCAGTTTAAGTAGGTAACGCAATGACTGCAAATATTCAAGCAGGTCCTGGTGAAGGCCAGATTAATATCTTTGAAATTGTATCTAATTACACTAAAAAAGGAACTGATATTAAAAATGGTATCATTGAACTCATATATTATGAGAGTATTTTAGACCATACAGTGAGAGCAACTGCAACACTCACCGATACTGGTTATCGAACTGCTGGTGCTGGGGCAGCTGCTGTTGAAGATAGTGATGTTAATTTGACCGTGGGTGAAAAGATAAATTTAAAGATCACTGATGGTTATGGAACTCAATTATATTTTGATGAGGAACTTGATAACCCCTTTAGACTTTTGCAAGCAAGAAATATACAAGAAAGTGTCAATAAAATTGTTTATACAATCGACTTAACTTCAACTGAATATCATACAAACGATGCGCTGAAAGCAAGAGTTGTAAAGAGATATGATGGCAAAATTCCAGATAATGTAAAGAGTATTCTTCAAAATACTCTCCAGACTAAAAAAGAAATTGATGTCGATGCTGGATTAAATTCTCTTAACTTCACTGGTAAGAGCGAAAAACCATTCTATCTTTGCACTTGGTTAGCAAAGAGATGTGTCCCAGATATTCAAAATTCAAAAGGAAAATTAGCAGGTTATTTGTTTTATGAAACTGCAGATGGATTTAAGTTCAAATCAATCGATAAACTTTTTCAACAAAAACCAAAAAGAAAACTGATCTTCAACAATTTAATTGGCCAAGTTCCACCAGGTTATGATGGAAAGATTTTAGATTATTCCTTTGATTCTACATTTAATTTAAAAAAACTTCGTGCAACTGGTGCAATCGGTCAGGCAGAGACAAGGACATTTAATCCTTTGTCTCATGAATATGGCAATAAGAATAAAGTGAATTCAAATATTCAATTCAATGAAACAAATACTGGAGGAACTGAGCGGATCAAGTACGGAGATGATCAAAATGAAACGACAAAAAGATATGTTAAGAATTTGGATGTTGGTGTGCTTCCAACAGGTAAAAAATTGGATGAACAACTGCAGAAGTCTAAGGAGTTGAATTTTGATGTCGATGAAGTTCTCATTCAATCTGCAATGAGATATAATAGTCTGTTCGCAATCAAACTCTCTGTTATGATTGCTGGCGACTTCGATATTCATGCTGGAGATTTGATTCACTGTGACTTTCCAGAGGTATCTTCAAACGAAACGACTTCTTATAGCAAGAAGAAAAGTGGTATATATATGGTAGCAGATATAGCTCATCGTATCACGAAGAACAATTGTTTTACATCACTAAATTTGGTTAGAGATTCAATCGGAAGGAAACCGTTCTAACATGGAAAAATCATTACAACAACACATCAACGATGACAGAGACGAATTAGATAATCCTAATACAAATTCTCAACGTCGTCGTCATATCGAAGATGAACTGGATGCTCTGGAAGCATATCAAGTCAATCATCCTGATGAGGATCATGATCCAACACATTTAGAATTATATTGTGACACACATCCAGATGCTTTAGAATGCAGGATTTATGAGGAATGATGTCATTTTTTAACGAACATTCAGGATCAATACCAGGAATTCTTTGGCAAGGTCAAATTGTCGATGATTCAACTTGGAAAGGCAATATACCTTCCAAAAAATGGCAAGATCCCAATCAAATTCCTGGATTTGGATTTCGATATAAAGTTAGAATATTTGGTAGAGACACCTCAAATACAAGCGAACTTCCAGATAGCCAACTAGAAATGGCTACTATCATATATCCAGTCACTGGAGGATCTGGAGGCGCCGGAGGTTTCCAAACTCCAAACTTAAGAAAAGGAACATTTGTTGTTGGTTATTATGCTGATGGAATTGATGGAAGAGAACCCGTTATTCTTGGTGCCGTTGCAAATAATGATCAAGTAACATTATCACAAAAAATTCCTCAATCAGGATTTACTCCATTTAGTGGTTATATTGGAGAAAAGGTCCCACTTTATTCTATTCCTTCTGGAGGTAGTGCTGCAGTTGGAGGCCCATTACCTAAAGAAGCATGTTTGACATATGAGACTTGGCTATCGGTTGAGGATCAACTGATGGAAGAAGATGGAAAGAAAACAACTTCTTTGAAGTCTCCAAAAAGATGTAAAGCATCTGATACAGATGAAACTAAAACCAAACTTGAGAATCTGATTAAAGATATTAATGAGGCACAAAAAGCAGTCAATTCTTGGACATCAGTTGTAGATAAGCCCATCAAATATAAAGGACAACAACTAAGTCTTGAAGAATATGTTGCCGTAAAACTTCAAGAAGCACAAAAACAAATTTCAAAATCAATTAAAGGAACTGTAGAGGGAATTAGAAAATATACAAAAGAAAAGGCAAACGAAAAATTTAAAAAAACATATATCACTACACCACCAAATGAATTACCTGCATTAAAGAAAAAAATTAAAACAACGGACAAATTACTTGATAAAATTTTTGATCAAATCATTGATAAATTACCTTCAATGATTTTTAAATTTTTAAATAATATGTTTGCCAAGGGTGCTGGAAAACTTATCAATGTTCCTCTCTGTGCCACAGAAAACTTTATAGGTGGTTTATTGGGTTCAATTTCTGGATTTATTACGAGTTCAATTAAAAAACTTCTTGCACCAATTCAAGGACTTGCAAGTTCTGCTTTAGGTCTTGCCAATGATATTCTCGGATTCATTAAAGGTCTCTTAGGTTATTATTGCCCACAGGTCACTTCTTGGAGTTTTTGGAAAGGAGCTCAGGGTAATATCACTGATACGATCAGCAGCGCACAAAATATCTTCAACAAGGCTCAACAAGTTGCAAGTAAGGTATCAAGTAGTGTTAATCCAGATAATTTTAACTTCGATTTCAATGTCAATGATTTATTAAATCCATTTGCATGTAATACAAATCCTAAACCATGTGGTCCTCCAAAGATCAAGTTTGTTGGAGGAAATCCAAAAGTTGCCGCCGCAGCTAATGCAATTATTAGTGCCACTGGTCAAGTAATTGGTGCTGATCTTGTTTCAAAAGGTGTTGGGTATCTTTCAACTCCTGCAGTTAAAATTGTAGATGACTGTGGTAAAGGAAAAGGTGCAAAAGTAATTGCAATTATGAAAAAAGATGATAAAAATGAAGATGGTGAAGATTCATTAAAAGTTGATAAACTTATAATTGAAGATACGGGAAATGATGATTACTTACAAAAATTTGATGGAAGCACTGGTGGAGATGGTAAAGTATTTGCTAAAGTATGTGATTCTACAATTCAAAAAGCAGACGGGACTTGGGATATTCCATATGAAAAAGGCCAAGAGATGAAGATTGAAATTGGTGACACTGTTCAATTCCCAGGTCAGCCATCTTATGTTTCAAGTATTGCACAGACCATCAAAGCACCAGGTTGTCCTCCAGAAAATATTATTGAAAATAAAATAATTACAGACGAGGGAAAACCAATCAACATAGAACAACTGAAGGAGCCAGAAAAATACTTTACCAAACTTTCAATGTGCGAAATTTATATTTCTAATCCTGGTCTAAATTATAGTGACAAGGACAAACTTGTTATTGAACCCGCAAATGGTGCAAAAGGTGAATTGGTTCTTGGAGCATTTGGAAGTATTGAGCAAGTTAAACTGAGTCAATGTGGTGAAGGATATACAGAAACGCCAAATATTTACATTCAAACAGAAAGCGGTTATAATGTAGAATTATTACCAGTATTTACTGTAGAAACCATTCAAGATATTACTCAAGTTTCACCAGTTGTTCAACAACAACTTATTTCAGTTATTGATTGTGTAGGTAAAATCTAATGGCAAAAGAAAACTATCATGCCATAAGATATGGCAATAAAAATGGCGAAATAAAATTTGGCCATATTCATAATGATAATGTCATTTCTTCCGCTATGGTAAGAAGTGGAAAAGACTATCGTCACTATATGACATTAGATAGTGAGGGCACACGATCTGGATGGACTCTAAATCGCTGTCCTGGTGTTTATGCAATCAAATGTGCTGACGATGTTTCTGAAGAATCAATTGGATTTATTTTAGAGGCAGTCAAGGGCGATATCGTCATCAAAGCAACAGATGGGGATGTAAGAATCGAAGGTAATAATGTTCAAATTATTGCCAATGGACACGATAATAAAAATGGTGTCGTAACAATTGAAGGCGATTCTGCTATTAATCTTGTCAGCAAAAATATTGAAATTAATGGAACTGCAACGGCAAGATTTTTTTCATCAGGAACTTGCGAAGTCGTTGGAAACAGCATTCTAAATATCTACGGTGGTCTTGCCGCATGTGCAACAGGATCATCTGCAAGTAAAAAATCAAAATACAATTCTGACCCAGAAAAATATAATAAATCTGGAGCACCATTTGGAGACTAATTATGCAATTTGACAATATAGCAGTAGGAAAAAAATTATATGTTGGAGAAGGTTCTCCAGAAGGAGCATTAGGCACTGGCCCTGCAGAAATTCGTGGGTCTGGATATGTTGAAGGGCCCCTTGTTGTTGGAGAACCACACCCATTCCTTACAGCAACTTTGATGGTTGGCGAAGCAAGTAATACCGATATTCTTAAAGATCCATTTATTCCAGGCACATTATGTGGAGGTGTGAATAATCCATACTCATTAGCAGTCAAAGGCCCATCAGCATTTATTGGCCCTGTGGATACATCCGAACAACTCCAAGTTGGAGGCAATCTTCTTGTTCAAGGTAATGTAATATCAAATTGTGGAGGTCACGTTCTTTCTGCTAAAAAGAACTTTGACATTCCTCACCCAACAAAAAAAGGGTGGAGACTTCGCCACACTTGTCCAGAAGCTCCATATAATGATGTTTATATTCGCGGAAGAGTCAGAAACAATACTGAGATTGATCTTCCAGAATACTGGAAAGACTTTGTTGATTGGAAATCAATTACAGTTCAATTGACTCCAATCGGTGCTCATCAGCATATTATTATCAAAAGAATTGATGAAACTAAAGTATATCTTCAATCAAATGGAGGAATTCCAATCGATTGTTTTTATCATATTTTTGCTGCTCGTGCCGATGGCGAAGATTTAATTCCGGAGTATCAAGGTCAAACCCCAGCAGATTATCCAGGCAATAACGATCAATATTCAATCTCAGGTTACCATTACGACATTAAGGAAAATTAATTATGGCTGATACATTTGATTCTAATGGAGAAATTGTATCTCCAACAAAAGTGGATGGATTTACTCTCAAACCGGTAGCATCTGGAAAAAACTGCGAAAAATTTGCCGGTGGTTGGGGAAATCAAATGAATGATTTTGAGTATATTTGGTATGGAAATTTAAATCAAGCAACATATCCTACAGAAGCTTGTACTCCTTATCATCATAGAAGAGCTAAGATTGATTACTTTCATGTCAATAATGATATTACTATTGCTGGAGATTGCGGAACGGCGAACGTCACTATATTTAAAGGAGCAAGTTTGACTTTGAATGGTATTGTAAGTGCTCATACTGGTTCTTTTGCTGTAAAACCATTTAATATCCCACATCCAACAAAACCAAACATGAGACTGGTTCATGCATGTTTGGAAGGCCCAGAAAATGGCGTCTATATTCGTGGAAGATTGACAAATAGTAATGTGATCGAAGTTCCAGAGTATTGGAGTGGTCTTGTAGATTCAGAGTCAATTACAGTTACTTTAACTCAAATTGGTTCCTCTCAAGATTTAATTGTTGATAAAATTGAATGGGGCAAAAAGATTTATATTAAATCTGGTAACGCAAGCAATATTGACTGTTATTATATTGTCAATGCAACCCGTAAAGATGTTGCTCCACTTCCAGTGGAAATGGGACAGGATGAAGAGTGGCCCTACAAAGGTTGACACAATATCTTCATCGTCCTATAATACTAAGGCAATCACAACACAACTCAATGCAAGATGAATATCTGAGTCGATGCGTCATCGATCCGATCAAGCGATCCATTTATCTCTATTCAAATGAAGGAGCAGAAAAAACAGTTAAATGTGATACTGTTGAAGAGTTTATGAGTGTTCTGCAGTTTGTTCGAGAAACTGTGGGTGAAGATGTCCTTTCTTATGCAAGTCCTGTATGAGACCTGAAACAAGACAGTCAATGGAGATGTTGTTCCAAGCAAAGTGGAATCTTCCCAAAGCAGCTGCAAATTGTGGATTGACTTCAAAAGAAATGAAAATTACATTTAATGAATACTGTCGTCTCAATCCACCCACTTATGTGGCGGAATGAGTTTTTTGGGGCGATGGTGGAATCGGTAGACACACCAGACTTAAAATCTGTTGGGCATTGCCCGTGGGGGTTCAAGTCCCCCTCGCCCTATTAGAAGTCACTCTCTAAATATACAAAAGTAGAGCATCTACTATGAAGTACCGCATTGATGCCAGATACGTTTGGTACAATCAAGGAACTCAAATTGTTTTAATGTATTTTATAGAAGGTATTCCATTTACTTTTGATGAACTTCCAGACGAATCTATATTTGATCTGGAATTAATAAATGTGGCAGACAAAGAACGAAGATACGAACCAGATGACTTATACAAAACGTCTCTCTATTTGATTGATGAACAGTGTCATCCTATGTTGTTCGAACTTGAACTGGAAAATCCAGAAATGTTGCCACAAGATTAATATGCCCTTGTAGCTCAGTGGTAGAGCAATGGTTTTGTAAACCATTTGTCGCAAGTTCAAGTCTTGTCGGGGGCTCTGAGTTCTTATAACTCCAATGTCATTAATTTCACAACAAGATCGCATGATGGCCATTGAGGCACTAGAATATTATGTTCAAAAACTTAAAGACGATAACTGCACTGCTGCCTCTATCACGGCATTCCAAACCCTCCTTAATTGGATCGAGCTGGAGCATTTCAAGCATGAAAATTAATCTTTGGTACTGTAAAGATATGAAGCAATGGCGTTGGACATTGACTGATGATAGTCGTCCAATCGTCAAACAAGAATCTGGACAACAACCATATCTTCGTGACGCTATGAATGATGTGGCAAATACTGTAGAATACATGATGGAATGTAAACAAGGTGAATGAAATCTGATTTTTATATTGATAGAGTGAGTAAATCTGATATCAAAGACCTTCTTTACACTCACCATTATCTAAAAGACGAATCAAAAGATTTCAAGTCTGGTTTCAACTATGGATTATATCGCAAATCATTTACAGACGTTCTTAGATTGGGGCCCTGTCTTGGTGCTTGCGTCTTTACTGGTCTACCAGTACCTGAAATCGCAGTAGGAGCATTTGGATTAAATCGTGATGAACAACAAGGAATATTTGAACTCTCAAGACTTTGCGTCGAACCTGTTACGCAGTCACAAGAATATAACATCACTTCTTGGTTTGTATCACGAGCGATTAGACAACTTCGGAAAGATACTGAAGTTAAAGCAATCATTTCTTATGCTGATTCAAATCACCATACTGGTATAATTTATCGTGCTTGTAACTTTAAATACGCAGGTCTATCGGATGCAAAAAAAGATTTCTATTATTCAGACGGAACTAAACACTCTCGTGGAAAAATAAAAGGTTCTGAAGGCAAATGGAAAGATAGAAGTCGCAAACATCGTTATGTAATGATCTTTGATAAAAACTTAAATCTCTTGTGGAAAGAACAAAAGTATGGTATAATATAATCTCCGTGTGAAGGAGTGCGGAAGAGAAGGTCTAAATAGATCTTCTCTTTTTTCATGTCATAAATAATCCATAACGGAAACTATAGTTTTAATAAGATGGGTCTCTCACGCTTAGATAATTTTCTGAAATCTGTTCGTGGTACAATTTTATATGTTGATCCAAGTAGCATTGATGCAACAGACAATATTCAAAATCAGGGCAATTCATTAGCAAGACCCTTCAGAACAATTCAGAGAGCTCTTGTAGAATCAGCAAGATTCTCCTATCAGCGCGGGGCCAATAATGATAGATTCGGTAAAACAACAATTCTCGTATATCCCGGCGATCATATCATTGATAACCGTCCAGGATGGATTCCAGATGGTGCAAATAATTTCAGAAGAAGAACTGGTGCAACATCAAATGATTTGAGTGAGTGGGGATTAAGCACAGTTTTTGATTTAACTGCGGAAAATAATACACTTTACAAGTTAAACAGTATTCACGGTGGGGTAATTGTTCCACGAGGAACTTCTATTGTTGGTATGGATTTGAGAAAAACAAGAATCCGTCCAACTTATATTCCAAATCCAGAAAATGATGACATTGAAAGATCTGCAATCTTTAGAATCACGGGTGGTTGCTATTTCTGGCAATTTTCTATTCTTGATGCAGATCCAAACGGAAACTGCTATAAAGATTATACGAGTAACATTTTTGTTCCCAATTTCTCTCACCACAAATTATCTTGCTTTGAATATGCTGATGGTGTAAATGATGTTGATATCAATGATGCATTCTTGACATATAAAACAGATCGAACAGATCTGGATATGTACTATGAAAAGGTTGGGATCTGTTATGGATCTATCAGTGGTAGAGAAATCTTTGATGATTATCCATCGACTGATCAAGATTTTGAGCCCGTTATTGACGAATATCGTATCGTTGGCTCAAGAGGTGCTGAGGTTGGGATTACCAGTATTCGTGCCGGTGATGGAGTTATTGCAACTACAACAATTACAGTGACTCTAGAAGAGTCATTTCCAGAATTGAATGTGGACACTCCAATCACAATTCAAGGTATTTCCGCAGACGGTTATGATGGCAAATATGTTGTTTATGAATCAATAGATAGCACAACTCTGACCTATAAGGTTCAAAATGTTCCTGCAAATGCTTTGCCAACAACAGCAGGGGCAACGTTAAATATCAATGTTGATACTGTAACCTCAGCATCACCATATATTTTCAATGTTTCTGCACGTTCTGTGTATGGAATGTGTGGGATGCTTGCAGATGGTAACAAAGCATCTGGATTTAAATCAATGGTTGTTGCTCAATTCACCGGAATTGGACTTCAGAAAGATGATAATGCATTTGTCAAATATGATTCTGCAACTGGTCAATATGAGGACTCCACAACCGTTACAAATCTGAGCACAGACTCAAGAGCTATCTATAAACCAGCGTATGAAAATTTCCATATCAAAGCAGTTAATGATTCATATATTCAGATCGTATCTGTTTTTGCCATTGGTTATGCAAATCACTTTGAAGTTGATAATGGTGGAGATTTTTCGATTAATAACTCCAATTCCAACTTTGGAGCAAGAGCTTTAATTGCAAAAGGATTCCGAAAGGATGCATTTGCAAAAGATGATATTGGTTATATTACTCATATTATTTCACCACAAGAAAATCAAGCGAGCGAAAAAAATGTATCATTCTTAAGTCTTGACCGTACAAATACCGTAGGAATTGGTTCGACCGATAGACTTTACCTATATCAGAAAACAAATCAGAATGATTTACCAGAAAATGTTATTGATGGATACCGTTTTGGTGCAAGAATTGCTGATAGATTATATTTACAAGTTACATCAAGTGGTATAAGCACAGAATATTCGGCAAGAATTGTTATGCCGAATACTACAATTTCTTATGAAAAGTCACACACAGTTGGAAAATCACTTGTTGGAATTAATAGTATTGCATCAAATACAATTACATTAACATCCAATCATACTTTTGCAAATGGCGAAACAATTCGTATAATCAGTGATAATGGACATCTCCCCGATGGTCTGAATGCAAACCAAATTTACTATGCAATTACTTCTGGAATCGGTGCAAATCAACTTAGGATTGCACAATCTTTGACAGATGCGATCAATACAAATCCACTCATAATCAATACAAAAGGTGGTGTGCTCAAAGTTGTAAGTAGAGTATCTGATAAGAATTCGGGAGATATTGGTCATCCTATAGGATTTGATACTACAAACTCACAATGGTATGTAAATGTTGCTTCTGCATCCACAGAAAACACAATTTATTCTCTATTGAATACAACTTATACAGAAACAACGACACCAAGAACATATATTAAGAGAACACCAGATAATAGAGGCATAACAGAGACAGTTTATCGTGTTCGCTATGTCATTCCAAAGGATTCTCCAACGGTTGCAAGACAACCAATTGATGGATATATTTTACAGGTTTCAAATGATACTCTTGGAATTAGTGCAACTGAAATTCAAAAGTATTTCAGTACTTCTTCCGCAACACTTTCAAACACTACAGAGCTAAGAAATCCGGGATTTATTGCAACCTGCAGTTATAGTTCAGGCACTGCAAGTATTATTACTGAACTTCCACATAATTTAGTTATTGGATCTCAAGTTGAAATCTTGAATGTCAAGAGTACTAACAATCCTACTGGTATTGCTAATTCATTTTTTAATGGTACATTTACAGTCACAGGAATCAGTAGCACAAAGCATTTCAGTTATACTCTTTCTAATAATCCAGGCAATTTCCAAAGTGATGTTAATACAAGAAACATAAATCTTCCTCACTTCAAGAGAAAAAGAACAAATAACACTTATCAAGTTTATAGAGGTGTTGAATTACAGAAGTATGAGAGTAATGTGCAAGATGGTATCTATCATCTCACTTTAGTTGAGAATTCAATTTCACCAACAGTTTCTCCATTTACAAACTTCAAATTATCTCAACCAATTAACAATCTGTATCCACAGACAAATAGAGATAATATCGATTCTGATCCAGAAGCTGCAAAGTGTTTTGCTGTTTCGGGAGAGATTGGTAAAGTTGTCATTAATGATCCACAAAAGAGTTTATCAAGACAAACAATTCAAGACCAATTCCTTGACTTAAACGTTGGACTTGGAATTACTGATGTGATTTCTGGTTCAGGCACCACTCATATAATCCACACTACACTGGATCATGGATTCTCTGGAATTACTTCTGTAGGAATTCAAACTGGTGGTGCAGGATATGATGTTGGAACATATTATAATGCACGTCTTACAAGTTTGAACAGTGGATTGGGAGTTAATGCCACTGCTGTTGTAACCGTTGGTGCTAGTGGAACTGTCACCGCTGTTAAGATTATGCATGGCGGTTCTTCTTATGTCGTTGGAAACTTGTGTGCCATCAGTGGTATTGGAACTGTTGGTTCGGGTGCATCAGTTACTGTAGCGAATGTTTATAACCCAAGTCAAGAGGGTTTAAGTATTTCTGGTATTACTTCAGATTCTTATGCCGAATACAATAATCTGTATAAGATTATTCATGCCAATAACCCAAAAGAACTTTATGTTCAGTCATCAAATTCAATCGCAGGTTATACTACAACTGGTGTAGGAGTTACTGCCGCAGCAGATGCAAGTGTGGTTTCTACAGGAAAAGTTCTTGGAATTTCAACTTTTACATATAATGGAACTACACAAGTTGGTATTGTAACTTTCACTGGTGCTCATGGATTTAAGATTGGCAATAAAGTTAGATTTGATGGAGCAGTAAGCATTATCTATAATGGAGACCATATTGTAGATGATGTTATCGTCAATTCTACAACAGGTATCAGCACATCATTTAAAATTGTTGGCCTTGGAACCACGGCACCATCCACAGGTGGAACGATTGAAGTTTATCGTCACGCATTAACTTCTCAAGGTGGACTTGTCACAAAAACAAATGAAAGAACTTCAGGTCGATTAACTGAAATTTATGCTGGAATTACGACAACTCTCGCAACAGAGATTACAGCAACTGCTTTAGAATCTTCGCCAATTTATATCACTAATTCTGATGTTCTTGGATTTAAAATTGGAGATTATTTCTCAATTGATGATGAAATCTTTAGGATCAGAATAACCCCTGCTGCTGGTGTAATCTATGTCTTTAGATCTGTTCTTGGCACCAATCGCCAAGCACATGCTGTGGGATCAATCGTTAGAAAGATCAATCCATTACCAATTGAATTGCGTAGAAATTCTATTGTTCGTGCATCAGGTCATACTTTTGAATATCTTGGATATGGCCCTGGTAACTATTCTACCGCATTCCCAGAGAAACAAGATCGTTCTCTGTCGGAACGTGATCAATTATTTGCACAATCAATCAAAATTGACGGTGGCATCACCATCTATACTGGTATGGATGATCGTGGCAACTTCTACACTGGCAACAAAAAGTTAAACTCAGCAACAGGTCAAGAGGAGATTTATGATACTCCAGTTCCAACAATTACTGGAGAAGATATTGGGGAGGGTGGAATTAACATCGGATTTGATGTTCTCTCACCACTTGAGATTAACGTTAATCGTTCAATTCGTGTTGGTGGTGGTGATGACAAATCACTGGTGTCACAATTTGACGGCCCTATCATCATCAATGAAAAGGTTACATCAAACTCAGATAAAGGAATCGAAGCGAAATCAATTTATCTTCAAGGGACTGCTGATGTATCACGCAAAATTACTTTTGACACTCAAATACCAACATCTCAAAGTAATCCTGGTGACATAAGTCTCAATGCAAACCCAATAAATGGTGGTTACCTTGGTTGGGTTTATACCGATACTAATGATTGGAAAAAATTTGGATTAGTTTCCAAGAGCTCTACTGCGATGGATGTGACTGTTGATAGTATTGAAATTGGAACTGGAGGTATCATTTATGGTTCTAGTAGTAATGTTGGCATTGGAACAACACTTCCAACTCATAAGTTAAGTGTTTCTGGTGATATCAAGGCCGGAGCAAATAGTACTCAAGGTTTGATTCTGACATCACCGAATGGCAATGAATTTAGAGTTACTGTTAACAACTCCGGTGCTTTAGTGATAACTTCTGTATAAATATAAAAAAGTATCGAGGGGAGAGTGAACCTCAATGTCCGTAAATAAGAATTTTATCATTAAAAACGGTCTTGAAGTTCGCAACGGTTTAATCTTTACTGATGTAGCAAAAGCAAATGTCGGCATAGGTAGCACCAATCTCAGTGTTCTCTATAAGTTTCACGTTGTTGGTGGTATTGGTGCCACCTCTTTAACTGTAACTGGAGTTACAACTACAACCTCCGCAGTTATTACTACCTCCGCAGTTGTTGGTTCTGCTGTAACAATTAATTCGTCAGGAGTTGGTGCAAATAATTTAAATGTTAGTGGTATTGTAACATCCTCCTCATATTATGTTGGAACCACAACGGTATTCAATACTGTCAGTGGGCAACTTACTCTTGCTGGTATTCAGACAATTGATTCAACAACAAAAGCGTCTTTGGAAAGAGAATTAGCTTTAGATCCAAATAACTTTAATAGTTTAAATGTTCAGGGCGGCATATCAACTTTAGGTAGTGTTAAAATAACATCTGGAATTATAACTGCCGTAAGTGGTGTGATAACTTATTTTGGTGATGGTTCTGGTCTGACTAACACTTCTCCAGGTCCAGCAGGGTCTGTAAATAATGTTCAGTATAATAACGGTTCGGTAACCGCAGGTTCAGATAATTTTGTATTCACGGGAACTAATGTCGGCATCGGAACCACAAATCCAGGAGCAAAACTTGATGTTGCAGGTGATGTAAGACTTTCTAGTCCTGACGCGGAAATTGAATTCAACACTGGTGGTGCAAGGTTAAAAGGAAGAAGTAATGCACTTTCTATTCATACTGGTTCTGGATTAGATAGTGAGGCAAGTGAACAGATAAGAATTAATAATACTGGTGTTGGCATAGGAACCACAAACCCAACATCAAAACTACATGTTATTGGTGATGGTAGATTTAGTGGTGTTGTCACTGCAACATCTTTTCACGGAGACGGTACAAATATAACAAATGTTGGTGCAAGTCTGAACGCAGGAAGTGGAACACAAAATATTCTTCTTACTAGTATTACAAGTGGAGTTTTAACTTCAGTTTCAATTGATACAACACAACTGCAGTGGAATCACAATACTAATACATTAAACACTACAAATATAGATTTAACTGATAACTTATTTGTTACTACTGGCATCTCAAGTCTTAGCGCCACTACTGCTACTGCATTAAATGTATCAGGTATTTCAACCTTTGTTGGTATTACCACTAGTACCTCAACTCTCTTTGCAAATCAATTAAGTGTTGCTGGAGTCTCTACCTTTGCTGGTATAACCACAGTTACTGGTACTACTCTATTTGCAAAACAATTAAATGTATCAGGTATTTCAACCTTTGTTGGTATCGGGACATTCGAATCAACATTATTTGCCAATCAGGTAAGCGTAACAGGTATTGTGACAGCTGCAGATTTTAACTCAACATCTGATGCAAATCTCAAACAAGACATTCAAACGTTTAAAAGTGCATTAGATATCGTATCAGAACTTCGTGGTGTTAGGTTTAACTGGAAGAAAGACAATAAACCATCTGTAGGTGTGATTGCACAAGAACTTGAAGAAATTCTTCCTGAACTTGTGAGTGATAGCAGTCCCAAGACAGTTAATTACAACGGCATCATTGGTGTTCTGATTGAAGCAGTCAAGGAATTGTCTGAAGAAGTAAAATCATTAAAAAATCAAATAAATAATCAATAAAAAAGAAAGATGACAATTAAAATTAATGGAACAGATATTATTGATCAAAATAGAAATATTTTAACAGCTATTTTGAAAAATTATACTGAAACTATACATAATTTAGGTGCTCTTTCTGCCGGTACTACAAACATTAATATGGCAAATGGTACTGTTTTTACAGCAACATTGCCAACATCAGGAACAGTAACCTTTACGTTCACAACTGGTGGTGTGAGCGGTGCTGCAAGTTTTCTATTAATTTTAACAAATGCTGGATCTGGATCTGCAACTCTTGCATGGCCCGCATCTGTAAAGTACACTGGAGGAACTGTTCCTGATAGAACAACAATTGTAAGTAGAACCGATATATGGTCTTTTAATACGCTTGATAATGGTTCAAATTGGTATGGAAACATTGCCCTCTTTAACTTCGCATAAATATGACAATTAAAATTAATGGAACAGATATTATTGATCAAAGTAGAAATATTTTATCTTCTATTTTTAAAAATTACACAGAATCTGCATATAATTTAGGTACAATTGCATCTGGAACAACCATAATTGCTGCATCAAACGGTAATGTCCAGTACGGAACAATGTCTAATGCAGCGACTACACTCAATCTCAGTGCTTCTGGTATACCATCTTCAGGTGCTTTTACTCTTGTTTTATATTTGACAAATCCTTCTTCTACTGGGTCTTTATCTTTAGCCTTCACAGGAGGAACCATAAAATGGCAAGCAAATACAAATGCAGCATCTTCGCTGTTATGGACAACGACTGCGAATAAAACAAATGTATGGGTTTTTTTAACGCTTGATGCTGGAACAAATTGGTACGGGGCTCTTTCACAAGTAAATCTATAAATATTCAAAAGTTTTACTAATATTATGAAAACAAAATATACAGATTTCATTGGAATGTATGAGAATGTATATCCTGATGGATTTTGTCAGCATATGATTGAAGAATTTGAACGTCTTGACCAATTTGGAATGGTTGGTTCTCGCCAACAAGATGAAAATACGTTAAAAACATCGAAACATGATGATTCGGTAATGTTGAATGTAAGGAATCATCCAACTTCATCCTTTGAAGGAGTATCAGCAATAGAAATATTTTTTCAAGGATTGCAAAATTGTTTTGACGAATATGTAAATGAATTTGATATATTAAAAGGTCCATCTTTAAAATGCAGTTCTGTTAAAATGCAAAAAACAATGCCAGGTGGTGGTTATCATGTGTGGCATCCAGAACAAGGAAATGGTGAGCAAGCTTGGAGAGGATTGGTCTATTCTTTATATTTGAATTCTTTAGAATCAGATGCCGCTGGAGAAACAGAATTCTTATATCAAAGATGTAGAATTCCACCTAAAGAAAATTGTATGATAATATGGCCAGCAGGATTTACACATACGCATCGTGGCAACGTTGTTTATGGGGATAAACCTAAATATATAATAACAGGTTGGTTTTATTACGATTAAAAGAATATGGCATTCGGAGCATCGGGCAAATCAATCATTGGAGG